CATCACCACAAGGCCTGTGGCAGCGGTTGGCTGCTGGGATGCGACTTCGGCAGTGATGATGAGAGGTGCTGGTTCTGCAATCGTTGCTTACAGGCGATCGATAAAGAGGAGTCCGTACACGAAAACAGGTGTCCGATCTATCGTCGTGCGTCTGGTCTGCGTGTATCGGAGATTGAACGTCTCACTGTCATCGCGGAGCGCGTCGAGCAGCGTCGACTGCACGAGCGGAAGATCAGGTTCTACAAGCCGAGCGAGATTCTCAACGGGACCAGGGAAGCAGAGGCGCGGGCCGCTCGCTGGTCGCTATGCGAATTGCGTGACCACTATCAGTCCATCAGAAACTTCATTTCCGAGGGAGACGCGATGCGGCCATTTGTGAAGCTCGTTCGAGACAATGACCAGGTAGGCATTCAGACGAACATCACGGACGAGAGCGACTTTCTTCGTCACACCAGTCGCGCGCTTGCGGAGTATCTTGAACGCCCAGACCGTGGCGCCCGTGCCGAGGATCTGCTAGCGCTCTGGTTGCCTCAGGTCGTTGAGATCTGCGCCAAAATCCGGAAATACCGAGCGCCACTCGTCGACGAACAAACCGTCTACACCGTTGGTCGCATCTATCCAAGCGAATCCCTCGTGGTCGCGGCATCAGAGGGCAACGGGCTGGCGGTGCCAGCCGACACACCGGAGAGTTGAACCTGCCATTGACGAGCGGTGCAGTTTCAGCGCGTATTTCAGCGCTAGAATGGACGAACTCCCCTCCGTCGCGCGCTCGCCCACGCGAGACGACGACGCCTACTGGCAACTCGGCAAGCCCGCGGACCACAACGGCCGCGGGCTTTTCGTCGACGGGCCACAGCCCGCGGTCCCCGCGATCGTGCAGCTGCTCCCGCCGTCGCCCGAGCCGCTGTCGCGTCCCTCGCCCCAGGCCGCGCGCGCCGAGATGGCGCTCCGCCGACTGCGCGCGCTCGAGATCGTCGCACGCCGCGACCGATTCCTTGCCGCGCTCCGACGCGCTTGATTCAACGACATGCAACACGCTGAAACGCTGTGAGCCATCCTGACGCGAAGGGCGAGGACGGACTGACGGTCCGCCAGCGCCGATTCGTCGAAGAGTTCCCGCTCGACTGCAACGGCAGCCAGGCGTGCATCCGCGCTGGCTACTCGCCGATCGGTGCCGCGAAGCAGGCGAAAAAGCTCCTCAAGATCCCGGCGATCAAAGCGGCCGTGCAGGCGGCGCTCGACGCGCGCAGCGATCGGCTCCACTTCACCGCCGATGAGGTCCTCCTCGAGATCGCGACGCTCGTGCGATCCGACCCGCGTCACTTCAAGGTGTCGAAGTCGGGCCGGCTGACGCTCGCTCCCGACGCGCCCGACAACGCGTGGCGCGCCGTCAGCCGGGTGAAACACAAGCGGCGCACGATCCCGCAGACGGGCGGCGCGGCCCCGATCGTCGAACACGAGGTCGAGTTTCACCTGTGGGACAAAGGCGGCGCGATCGAGAAGGCGATGCGACACCTTGGCATCGGCACACCGGAGCTCCGGTTCCGCGACGTTACGCTCGAGGACTACCTGAGGCGCCGGGTCGCCGAGCGCGGCGGCCAGCGCGCGCCGATGCCAGTCTCCACGCAGGCCGCGATCGCGGAAGCCATCGCCGACGTCACCGATCTTCGCACGAATGGGAACGGCGACCGCCACTAACCCGGTCGTCGAGGCGGAGATCGATCGACTCGCGTCGAGCTACGAAGCGTGGGCCGAAGAGTGCTACACGATCCGCGACAAGCACCGCGATCTCCGGCCTCTCTCGCTCAATCCCCTGCAGCGCGCCATCGGCGAAGCCGAAGAGTCGGAGCTGGCGGCCCGCGGCCGCGCGCGGCTCTTCGTCCTCAAAGGCCGTCAGGGCGGCGTCTCCACCGACCAGCAGGCGAGGAACCTGCATGCGATCTGGGCGACGCCTGGCGCTAACGTCATCACGCTCGCCCACAAACGCGAGGCGACTGACAAGATCTTCGAGATCACCCGACGCGCGGTCGAGCTCTTCCCGACGCCCCTCCTTCCCACGCTCGGCCAGAAAGGCGCGCGCGAGATCAGCTTCCCGGGGCTCGACTCGCACTTCTGGACAGAGACCGCCGGTGGTGGCGATGCGGCGCGCGGCCTTACGCTGCTCCGGGCGCATCTTTCCGAAGCGGCGTTCTACGACTCGCTGCGCGCGGTGCTCAAGTCGCTCGAGGGACTCGTCCCGTTAGGCAGCGTGTGTACGCTCGAGACGACGGCCTCGGCCTATGGCTCCGAGGCGCACGAGTTCTGGATGGCGGCGCGTGACGGCGCCAACAGCTACCGCGCGCTCTTCTTCCCGTGGTGGCTCTGCGATCCCACGCTCTACCGCCTGCCGCTCTTCGAGTCCGACGAGTTGGGAGCGCTCGACGAGGAAGAGCAACGACTCGTCGCTACGCAGGGCCTCACGCTCGAGCAGCTGAAATGGCGCCGGGAGAAGATCGGCGACTTAGGCGGCCGCGACGACTTCCTGCAGGAGTATCCGGAGGACGATGAGAGCTGCTGGCTCTCGGCCGGCGGAATGTTCTTCGACGCGAACCTGCTGCGTAGTCTCATGCTCGTGGCACCCGAGCCGATCGAGAGCGAGCACCCGAGCGAAGGCGGCGAGCTCCGGATCTACGCCAGGCCCGAAGGGGAGCGCGTCATCATCGGCTCGGACACCGCCGAGGGCGGATCCGGCAGCGGCGACCGCTCGACCTGGACCGCGCGCGCCTTCCCCTCGTGGCGCCTCCTCGAGGAATACGAGTCGCGCACGATCGAGCCCAAGGCGTTCGCGCGGCTCCTCGCGCAGCGCGGCCGGCACTACCAGTACGCGCTCCTCGTGGTCGAGAAGAACATGCACGGGATCACCGTGCTCCGAGAGCTGCGCGACGAGCACCATTACCCGACGTCGGCGATCTACCATCGCCCATCGTCGCACGATCGCGCCGAGCGAGAGGACGAGCGCTCCGATCGGATCGGCTGGGCGACGACCGCGGAGTCGCAACCGCTCATGCTGGACGCGGGCCGCGAGCTCCTGAACGCGGTGCGGAACGGCTACGCCGGCAACCCCTCGACGGCGATGCTGCGCGACGCCTTCCGTGTCCGCCGGAACGACAAGGGGAAGATCGAGTTCACGGGGCTCGACGTGCTGACGTCGGAGATGCTCTGCTGGCTCGGCCGTCAGGCCAAACCATCCCGCGTCCTCGTCGCCTAACGCCGCCCTCACGCGTGGCTACAGCACTCGCCCCCTACCGCGTCGCGCGAGAATCGCTCGGCGCGCGGATCCGTACGGCCGTTCTGGGCTTCCTGGCCGCACGCACGATGCCGCTCTGGGGGAACGCCGGCTGGTCGATCGTGCGCGGGACGCAGCCGACATCTTTCCAGGGCACGGGCGCCGAGGTCCGACGCGAGGGCTGGGAGCGACACGCGGTGGTGCAGGCGTGTATCCGCGCGATCGCCCAGCTCATCGCCGCCGTCCCGATCGAGGCGTATCGAAAGCTTGGCGACGGCGATACGGAGACGATCGCGAAGCACCCGTCGACGGATCTCCTGAACGCGCCGCGCGCCTCGCTCTCCGGCTATGAGCTCCGGTCGCGACTCGGGGTGCAGTTCCTCATGTACGGGAACGGCATCTGGATCCTGGAGCGCCGCGCCTCGGGCGGCCCGCCCGTCCGGATCCGGCCGATCTCGGCCGAGGCGCTGCAGTTCGCGTATCTCGACACCGAGACCGACGACATCGTCGCCTACGACTGGCGCGACCTGCAGGGCAAGGTCCACGCCAAGGAGCCCGTCGAGAACGTGGTCCACTTCCGTGATCTGACCGCTGGCGAGGGCCTCTTCGGCTACCCGCGGCTCGCGGCCGCACTCCTCCCGTTAGGCGCCGACGCTGAGGCGTCGCAGTACGTCCGACAGGTCGTCACGAATCACGGTGTGCCGGGCATGGTCGTGCTCACGGAGCACGCCGCGAGCCAGGATGATCTCGCGGCGGCTGAGCAGCGCTGGCACGAGAAGATGACGGTGCGTGGCCAGCGCGGCCGCACGAAGTTCGTCGCCGGCGTGAAAGACGTGAAGCCCATCGGCTTCGACCTGAGCATGCTCGAGTTCCCGGACTTGCGGCGCGTGTCGCGCGAGGACATCTGCGCGGCCGCCGGCGTCGACCCGCGGATCATCGGCATCTCGAGTGCCTCGAAGGACGCCGGGCTCTCGGGGCAGCAGTACCGCGAGGCGCGGTTCAAGCTGATTCAGCAAACCGTCCTCCCCGTCATGAAGGCGATCGAGTCGACGCTCGACCTCTGGTACATGCCGGAGTTCGGCGACGTCTACGCCCGCTTCTCACCCGACGTGCTATCGGAATTGACCGAGGACGAGACCCTGACCTCGGCACGCATGGTCTCCGAGGTCGGGGCGAAGATCCGCACGGTCGAAGAGGCGCGCGAGACGATCGGGCTGCCGGCCGCGATGAAAAAGACCGACAGCTACCCGGGCGGCATGCAGGTCGGCGCGGCGGCCGAGAATGCGCAGGCGATGGTCGACGCGACGCTCGAGGCGACGCGCAATCCCCCGCCGCTCGGCGGAACGAATGGCGCCGGCGACGACACGAGAGAGGCTCCCGCCGAGACGATCACGCGTCATCGCGGAACGAAAGTGCTGAAGCGCAGCACGCGGCTCTCCGGCGAGCAGCGCGCGATGCTCTGGGGCATGTTCGACACGCGCGCTCGGAAGAGCGAAGCACCGTACGAACGCGAGGCACGGATACGGTTCGCGAGCGAGGCGGACGACGTGCGCCGGATTCTCCT